GGCAAATATTCCTGCATATCTGGCACCATTTACAACTTGACCAATAACATATTCATCGCTTGTGGCATCGTCTGGTAGTAGTTCTCTATAGACTGCTAATGCTCTTCCAACATCTACGGAACTAGTCATTGTGATAACCTGAGAGAATCCACTTTCGTTTATTGTAAAGAACTTATTTCCCTCAGATCTGGTTGATGTCCAATATTGCGGATTTTCGTCTGTAACATTGAATAATACGTTATTGTATAGTTTATTTGTGTAAACCAGATACGCCATCTCAGAAGCACTTGGAATATATCTAAACAGTTCTGCTGCCATTCCTTCTGTATTGAAAGATTTGGCCCAAGGCATTGCTTCTCTGTCTGGATCATATTCTAATCCTTGATCATCATAACGCTCAAAGTATGTGTTGTGATAACCATCAGACATTCTATCACAACCAGTTGGTCCAGATACAAAATTCGTATCAATGAGAGGTAGAAGTTTAAGATCAAAGTCGGAATTACTTCCTGTGATTCCATCAACCCAAAGTCTCCATTTCTTAAAAATTGGTGTATTAGTTGTATTACAGTCACATTGAATAGAATCAGCACATATATCACAACCAGTTGCTCCTGCAACCCATGTACCACTACATTCTATTTTTCTTACGGGATATGAGGGAGAACACCCATTTTCTGTACAACAGATTCCAAGGGGAATAGATTGTCCTGCACAACAATCTACATTACCACAAGTGGTTCCAGCACCCATGTGAATACCGCCGTCTCGTCGGCATTCTTCTGGTAGTTTTCCGCCTATACACTCATCCGTTAAACAGCAAGCACCTTTAGTAAACTCTACGCATGGATCTGGTGCGTCTTCCTCGGTAGGACATCGAGTTTCACTTACAAAGTTTCCACCAAGTGTGTTACAAGTTTCTTGATCTGTACTATAAGGTACACCATCAACACAACAACAACCAACATTTGCACAAGGATCAGGACATGTAAATGTTCCACATGCCGTGTTTAAGAAGAACTGTCCTCCAACTGTTGCACATTTTTCTCTAGAGAAGTTGTAACAAGTGTTGTTTACACAACAGGCACCAAACTCTTCAGCACATGGTTCAGAGAAACAAGTGGTTCTATTGAAAAAAGTTCCTTCACATTCGTTACCGAAAACATAGTCTCTACAATCTCCATCTTCACAACATGCACCTATTCGTACTTCATTATCACGGGTTCCAAAAGTTACACCATAATCTAGTCCCGCAACAAAACATTGCCAACTTACCCCCTTATCGAAAGAGATACAGTTTACAATGTCAGTTCCAGAAGTTGTTAGAGATGGAGTCCTATAGAACTTGAATGGATTGAGGTTAGTGTTAAATGGATTTCCTTGACTAGCCAATCCACCATTCTTGATGATCATTGTTAGGTTAACAGACTCACCATATGTAACACCGTCAGCACTAAGAGCAGACAAAGAAGCATTTGTATTTGCAGTTCCAGAAGTAATCCTAAAGTTTTCTTTACCTACAATATAATGAGTGTTTGCTTCGTTAGTGTCTAGCGTAACAGATCCACCCGCGACAGGATCGTGACGTTTTACTAGTTCCTTAAAGTCACCTAGAATGGCATGAAGAGAATCTGATTCTGCACTTAGTCCATTTGACTCTTTGAAGAATGTTCCAGTGGCACCAACAATATAGTTGTCTCCTCCATAATAGAGTAGTTCTCCTGTACCACCAACAATCTGTGACTGCTGACCCGATCCTTCAGGTGCAGAGATTTTTAATCCAGCAGGAGTTGTGAGTTCTTCGATTGTAATATCTGGGTCATCTGTAACTATTGATTTAAAGTAGGCAGTGGGTCCGCTGATTCCTCTCAGAATACTAGCACCCGTTCCAACAACATCAATGTCAAGTCTAGGATTACAAGGAGAGCCAAGGTCAGGTAAACAAGGATCTCCCACTGGAATACATGTTCCACAACAACAATAACTACCTTGTCCTCCAACACCCCCAGAAGGACACTCTAATCCAGCAGAACAACTATCACATATTACACCACCAACTCCACCATTAGAAGAAGCAGTTGCTCCCGCGATAGGACCAATGACAAAATACTCTCCATCAAGATTTACTAGTAATCTTTGGTTGCAGTTTGTAAGACCAGCATCAGCACTGATACCAGAACCAGTTGCCCCAGTTGGTCCAGTCGATCCAGTATTTCCAGTGTTTCCTGTAGTTCCAACAGAACCATCTGGTGCTGTTGGTCCCTTTGGTCCTGTTGGACCCATTAATGTAGAGATGGAAGAGTTGGCCATATTAAAGTCCTGATTTTTTACCTAGTATGTAGTAAAGAATATATCTACATTTGGATTGGATTTCAAAGGACTTCCGTACCAAATAATGCCGTTATCGTTTTTCTGTCCATAAGAAACAAACTGATATATGTCAGTTGCGTTCGTGAGAACTGGTCTTTCGTTGTATGGGAAAATCCAGTTGGGTGGGAAAGTATCACCATCCAAGGTTGCTCCATCATCTCTTCGTGTGAAGTCACCACCCTTTACTATTAGAGTAAAGGCAGATGCTCTGTTTGTATTGTCGCCACCAAAGTAATCCTTGAACTCGGCGGTCAGTGGCGTGATATCATTGAACTTAACAAAAGGAGCCTTTGTACCCAAGTCCCCATCTGTGTTTCCTGTTTCATCTCGATAAAGTTGGTTAGCATCAATGACCCAAACATTTCCCCAACCAGCAGACGAACCATATGGGTCGCTTTGTATTGTTGAACTACCAAGATGAAGGCCTGGATTTACATTAAACTCTATTGTTCTTGTTCCATTTACAATCGATCCACCACTAACCTCAGTAATACCGAAACGATATCCAACCTCATTGTAACTACGAGAGATTGCCTTAATGTTTTGAGTTTCTGGATTATACTCAAAACCTGTTGCACCTCGAACTAGTGGAGTTGCTTCTGCACTGTTTCCACCAGATCCACCCATGTAGGCAATCTGTCCAGTTGCTCCACTAACTGGAACAGGAATAGTTCCACTACCAGTATATCGAACGATGATTTCGTCGTCCGTCTGGGTTACTACAAACCCACCAGTTCCTGCAATAGTTTTTAGATATATTTTATTATCTTCACAATCACCAGTAAAAGTAAGTGGTTCATGTGGGCCTGTTGTTTCAGAATAAACCTCAAAGACAACTTCACCTTGAGGCCCTAATTTTCTTGGATTTAGACAATCTATTGTAGTTGAGATTTCAAGATCAACGGTGATAGTATCATCATTAGTGTATGTTGTTCTTGCCTGGTAAGTTCCAGTATCATTGAAATCAGCAATCGTGATGTTGTCAATAGTATAACCACTCGCTCCAGTAACACCAATAGAGCCAGTTTTGCCTGTGGGCCCTGTTTCTCCGTTTGGTCCCGTACCACCCGTAGGTCCAGTAGGTCCAATCTCACCTATATTATAACCGATTACACTATTTGACATTTATCATCCTGCTGATACTTTAAGTGTTCCACCATCGGAATATATGGAGCCTGCTACGGCTGGATCTGAAGTAGGTAGGTCTGTAAGAGAAAGGGTTTTTAGACTGAGTTGATTTAGGAATGAAGTATAACTCGAATCACCAAGACGAATGATCCAGTTTGTCGTAACATAAGGAGGCAAGTTTTCAATGGAAGTCAAACCACTCTCGGTTGTCTCTGAGATTCCAAAGTTTATATTTGTATCTTGATTTGATATGAGATTCATCTCTATCTTTTCTGAACCACCTTGCTTATTCAAGCCACTGTTAGTTGAGTCTCCCGTTGCTCCCATTATAAACTTATTTCGGAGATCGGGTGTAAGAACAGAGTCAAGAGTTACTGTATCAACAGTTGCCTCAACAAAACTTCCTCTAAAAATACATCTAACTTTATCGCCTGCCTGAAATCCAACAGGAGTTAAAGAAGTTTCTGTAAATGACGCTTGACCATTTTCACCACGAACACCATCGATATTTTGTGATGTTCGGAAGGATGTGTATTCAACAAGAAGTCTATTGTTTCCACTTTCTATTACAGTTGCCACTATATTACCTAGTTCTACAGTATCACATTGAGGAGGCTCTGTTGATGTAAATGTAATACTATCACGGAATCCATATAGTTTGTTAATCGTTGAAGCAAAATCTGGATATGATGATGCACTGATTGGACTTCCATTACATAAAGCCCATCCAGTTGGAACTTTGGTTGCATCTCCAGCAAAGGCATGGATAGATCCAACTGGGTTAACTCCGCTCATATAAACAGCAGTATCTCCCCCTAGATAGTTACCCACATAGTTTTTAACAATACCTTTATCTTGTGTTACACCATTAATGCTCACAGATGGGAGACGAACCACAACTGTCTTCAGAACGGATCCTGCGTCGTTTGGTGGGGTGCTGTCCATCACACCTGCGGTTACGGAACTAAGGAAGAAAACTTCTGCCGCAGTAGAACCAGCAATCGCACCTGTTTCCGCAAAGGTGTTCATTATAATATCACCAGCCATAACGTAGCCAAAGATATTAGTAGAGACAGATCCCTCAGCAACAACACCACATACCTCTGCGTTTGCTGGACTATCTGCTTGTGCTAGTGTGTAACCATTTGAATCAACATCAAATCTGATTACATTACCTGATGTAAAACCGTGACTAGCCTGAACCACATCAACTTTAAGTTGTGATCCAACCTGAGTTACCTCTCCAGCAATAGGAGTTCCTGAAATATTTGAACTAGATGAATTACAAGTCATTCATTGACTCCTGTATTGAACTCTGAATTTAGAACATAGTGGAAAGCCACCACATCTCCGAACACCCACCCGAATAGCGAGTTGAAACCAAAACCTGTTGTTGAACTAGAAGTTCCAAAAACTGAGGCACGACTTTCCCATGAACGAGCCTGATTGTTATAACCTCTAGTTCCTGAAGTTTTATCTAACTCTCTACCAGCACTAAGATTAAATGCCATATTTGAAGTTCCCTTTGGTGAATATATCTTCACACTAGTTGGAACCTTTCTTAGTTCGACGGGAATCCGAACTAGTGACCTAGATGAACCACTAATCATGCTAATACTTGGTGTTGATTCATCCGGTGAAGATGTTGATAGCATAGTTGACTTTCCGACATAATCAGTAACCTTGTATGAAGTCTGATAGAATCTCTTACACCTTCTCAACTCTTGATCTATATCAACTATCGAAGGATCGGTGACTATAAAACCAGGCTCCATTTGAACCTTGGCAAGAGAAACCTCTCCTGCATAGAGAACATCAGCAGCACCTGTATTACCAGTTACACCTTGGAACCTATATGGGAAAATGGATAGTTGTGCCCAACTCTCATCTCTGTTTATTAGACCTGATGCTGTTGGTCCGATGACAGGGGCAAATTTCATTGAGTATCTTGTCCATTTATATTCACCATCCAAGTAAACTAGAGGTAGAATCTGGTTACTTGAGGTTCCTCCTGTAGTTCCTTCCCAATACTGAGTGTATTCAACTGCAAGGAATCCTGTGACTCCAGTTGCACCCATAGCATAAAAGGAGACAACAGCAGGTTGTCCTGCTAGGGTATTCGCATCTTCAATCACGTTATTCCAAGAGATAAAATCACCACCGTCAACTGCGGTTTCGCCTGCACCTGGCGCAAAGTTTGCCCTCACTCTGGCATAATATTCTGGATTACCTCCAACATCAGTTTGACCTTCGGGGAATTTAACACGTTCAATTTCGGCTATATCCTTACCAACAGGAGCGGTTACTCGCTTGTTTCGATACCACCTGTCAGCGAAGTAGGTCTTTTCATTACCTGTGTATATTGAGTCTACCCCAACACCTCTTTGCCAAATATCAAAACCACCATTGACTAGTAGATTTTTGATTCCTTGACCTACAGTATTAGAACCAGCAAGTCCCCCACCTCCTACTTGAGCCCCGTTTATACCACCTTTAACTTCTTCCGCAGTAAAGGCATCTGGATCTTGTAAAACATTGTCTAATGCTCCCTGACTTGGATTACTATAACCCTGACCTGGCCTTGTGTTGAAGAAGTAGATTTGATTAGATGCTCCAAGACGCATAGCAAGTGGAGTCGATGGAAAAACTTCAGGTCTTTGTGACAACTGACCAGTCTGATATCCACCATAATACAATGGATCACCATCAGAATCAAACACTCTAATATTTGTTGCCAAGTCAAATGTGTCTGTTGGTTCTGTGACACCATGTAGTAACATTTCGGAATCATTAACTACAAGACCCAGTGTTCTTGATATATGTTGTAATGCGTTATTTGCCGTAGTTAACTTGATGTAAGTTCCGCTATCGTTTATTCCTACAAGATCACCAACAGCAAATCCACTAGGTTTAGGTATTCTAATAGATCGACCGTTACCAGTAGCACCACCGCCACCACCTCCGCCGGCGAATGAATTTACTTCCTGACCTCTGTAGTTTACAAACAAACCTCTGTCTGCTGATAGACCAATGAGGACAGGTTTTGAAACGTGTCCAGGCGTGTTTGGTTCTACCGTTGTAACAAATCCCGGATTCAAAGGAGAAAGGAAGTATGGACACCCAACAGAGAGGACTCCACCAGAAACTGTTGTGAAGTCTCCTTCGACCTCACCATTAAACGTAACTTCAAAGTCAGAGTCTCCGTTGTCCCTAGAAATCATACCAACTGCTTCTGCTAAAGTAGATCCCCCACCACCGAACGCCAAGGTAAATCCATTTGCATCGGCACTAGATGCCCTGACTACATTACCAAACTGGAAGTCGTGCGATACACCTGACACTCTTCTCTTGTTCACACCTCTAAGGATATCAACTCGACCATCGTAGGATCTGATTCTAGCGATCTCACCAGAAAGAGTTGATCCTACAGGGATTGTATCTAGAGTGTGACCATTGCCGATTATCAGATCTGTTACGTTCTGTTTAAACGCAAGAGTCTTTCCGTTTGCCTCTCCGAAAAGAATCTGCTGCATTGAGGCATTAGCGAGTGTTCCTCCACCAATCATCTTTAAGTCTTGGTTAGTAAACCAAGCACCACCAAGGTTCAGTAAGAATGGAGCAGTTGTTCCTGTGTTGAAGTCGGGCCCAGTATATGATCCTACAACAATACCACCAGTGGCATAACCTGCGACTGGACTATCATCACCATTTACATTTACAAGTCCGTTTGGAAAGGAGACTTCACCAGCCGTAGAAAAACTAACATTACCAGTAACAACAAGATCACCACCGATGGTAATACCTTTACCAATCGTATCAGAGATTTCCATTTCATATGTACCACCACTTCCTCCGCCGGCGAAACCACCAGTTACAGAAAGACCAGTGCCGCCATCAATATCATAAACTCTCATTAGGTTCAACTTAGCAATAATCTGATCGTTCGTAAGAGTACGCCAATCATTGATTGTATCACCAAGTGACACTTCTGAAATTTGTGAATCATTTTTTGTTATATCGGACATTTAGTATTTCCTAGACTATGCTTCTGTTTGTACTACTACTGTTTCATCACCAAAGGCGAAGTTATAACCTTCTGTTTCTTTTTTGATAATAGGAACAAAGGCACCAGTATATAACCCCCCGCCACTGTTATCTGGTCTTATTTCAGGGTTTTTTCCTATACTCGCCGGCGAACGGACCAATGCTTGTGGATTATCGGGATTTCCACTCTGATTTACTATTTCATAAACTAGTCGCCCTGCTCCAATAGCATTCGAGTTTTGAACTCCTACGGCTGGATCTGTGAATAAATATTTATTTCCAAACTGATCAAACTCTGTTCCGTCTCCAGTAACTATTCTTATTAATACATTAAATCCAAGATAATCCCCAACTGCCATAGTGTCTGGAATAGTTTCTTCCATAGCAGTATCGCTAAGTTGAGACGCAACGTTTAAATATGGTGGGAATGTTATCCAAAATCCAGTAGGAATCCAAGACCGATCTGCGGCAGTAGTAGTAAAGTTAGTAAAGAACTCAGCATTTCTGTAAACTCTAAGATTTCTGCCATTCTCTGCAAGCACCACGGGAGATTTTGTTGGATCCCCAATATCTTCTCTTTCTAAATCGATACGAGGTTGTCCGTGATGAAACAAACATCTATTTGTTGTAGACGTTTGGTATGATTGAATAGTTTGTAGTTCTAAAAGTTCTCTGGATTGTAGAGCATAGCCTGGAATAAATCCAATAGAAATATGATTGGATTTAGGATTCCAGTCATCACCATAACCAGAACCGGCTCCAAACATAGAAAAGTTCCAAGATGTATTTGTAAAGGCCATTTATACTCCTATCATAGTGGGATGAAGAATTTCACAATATATTTTGTCTCTTTTAGAATGCTGAAAACGTTCTGTATTATGTATAATATATTCCCTGAGCCTACTTGAACTTCCGAGGGGAATACCTGCTCAACCTCAAAATCATTGCTCCCAGATCGCACTGTTTCTCCTGCAACTGGTAATGTTTTCTGTCCTGTAATAAAGAGATCTGCTCTATTACTTGTTCCAGGCCCTGTGTAGTTAAATGGTCTTAGGTCAACGGTGGTTGCGTCTGTATCTGAAGTCAGAAAAGAAACTTTTCCATTAGTAGGTAATCGAGAATCCGCGATTGCTTTGGCAGTTGTGAATTCAAATCCAGTGCCGCTGTTGTCTTTGATTTGAACTTTTGCTGCCTGTCGAATGTTTAGTTTTGTATCCGTTCCTTTGCCTAGTTCATCACCAACAACTTTCCCTGCGTTGTCTCCTGTTGCGTAGACTGGATTGGCAATCAAACCAAATGACCCCATCACAGTTCCATCAGGAAATGATCCGATTGTGTCGTCAGACTGGCTCATAGTACCAACAAACATTAGAGTTCTTGCTTGTAATGCAATGGTCGCATCACTGCCAATATCTAGGTCTGCTCCACCAAAAGATGCCTGTGGTGTGATTAGAGATTCTAGATCAGATTTACTCGTGATATCTGAGTTACTGTTTGGAGAAATGTCTAGTTTCACAGCACCACCAATATAGCCATTTCCGCCTGCTGGAATACTATACCCAGTTAACTTATAGCCCTTTACTGGATCAAATGCAGTTCCAATGTTTATCTTAGCACCAGTACCCTGTCCAATCACAGTTGCGGTTGGTTCTGAATCGAAGTAAACGTTACTGTTGCCGATATTAATATCGACATCATTGATCTGTCCTTTAGTTTGGTCACTAGCAAGTTGAACTTGGTATTGTCTGTATTTGGCACTGTTGATTCCCGTAGTTGGTTCGGTCGTTGGAGTAGGAACCGGAAGCCAAGTAGTTGTCAGGAATTTAAATAGTTGATCTACGATCGAGTATAGGTATTTCCAAGTATACCCATCTGCTGTTACGAATGATTCAGTCCCTCGTCCTTTTGGTTCTACTGTTGATCCTACTTTATCTCTATCTAAACCAGTCGGACTGTTCTTGATACAAACATATACGTCGAACTCAGAGTTCAATACATAAGGTTTATTTAGATAAGTAATTACACCATCGAAGTCTACTGTGTACTCATAGTTGTTTTTGTATGGGTTAAACGGATCATATACTGTTCCACTTGTCCAGTCAATGCGAGGAACACACATAGCCACATCTTTAGGAGTAACTCTTTCTAGAATAGTAATGTTTTCATATGTGATCTCATCTTGAAATGAAGATTCAGCAGAGGCTCCAGATATTCCTGTGATACCCGCATGTGCAGCAAAGAAAAACACTTGATTTTGCTGTAATAGATTATCTATAGCATTCTTCGCAATCAAGTTACGAAACTTTATAGAACTTGTATTTTCAATAGTTCTGTTTGATGTGTTTGTATTATTAACTGATGCCATTTATATTCCTCTTATGCTAACGTACAAGTGCTAACGTCCTCGACTGGATCATTGGGTGAAACATTATATCCCTTAGCAGCATCTGGTGTGAGATCAACTAAATTACCTAACCTCATATCACCAAACTGAGAACCTAACGGAATACCCTCAACCCAAGAAGCAGGGTGATTATATACTACCCAAAACGTATATCCTCTATCTTCTGCTGTAAGGTATGTATCTGATGTGTAAGTGTAACCCGCCGCTTCAGCGGCCGCACCATAAGTGTAACCAATCGGAAAACTATCAGGATCATGTGCAGGGGTAAAGCAGTTTACTGAGCCGTTTAATGGATTGGTTGTATATGGATTGAAACCACAAGGGAACAAATCAACTAAATTACACAAATCAGGGAAAGGCTCTCTTCCGTTTAGAGTAGTATCAAATCTATACGCTAAGTAATGTCCAATCAAAGGTGATTCTGAATAACCAGTATCAATCGGTCCTGGCGGAGCAGGACGATAAGAATCAGGTCCAACATTGTTGAAAAGTTTAAACCCTGCGGGGTGAGTTATATCTTTTATTGGTTTTGTTGTAAACTCATAGTCTTCGTCTATATTACCATCTGCAATGTTTTCTAAAGGCGTTATGGCTGTGACTGAATATGAGAACTGTTGAAAGTATTCATCTTGAAGTCTAACACCACCACTTAGTGTTGTTCGACTATCTGCCCAATATCCATTGTATAGATTGCCTAATGTATCAGTATCCCCGTCAAGGTTTGGAACCCAGATAGAGTCAGATAATATACAGAGTTGAACTTTAGGATAATCGAAATCAATAGATCCTGCATTAATACCAAACAAAGATGAGAGCAGAAATCTAGTTGACTCTTCGGTTCCTTTGGTTAAGTAGAACTGACGAATGAAAGATAAAAAACGTCTAATATCCACTAGTGAGTTATCAGGATCACGCCAGTTATAAATGATTTGTCCGTTGTCTTCTTCTTCTGATGTATTTCTAACTGAGGTTTCTGGAAAGAGACTAGCGAATAGTTCTTTATGATGAATCAAAAGATTACTCGGTATATTTTTAAGATCCATCAGATAAGGAATCTGATTGATGTTGTTGCTAATACCTAGCCATTCAAAGTAGGATTCAATGAACTTAACATACAGTTCATGGTTTTCTAGAATATGAACAGGAAGTCTATCACGAACATAGAAAGGAAACCTTGGAGTAATAACATCAGGGGCAGAAGAAGTTCTTTCTGTCTGAAGATCAAATGCCACCTGTGCTTTGTTTTCTTCAAAAACATTAGCCTGTTGGTTTGTAGTTGTAATCATACATTGACATCCAGATTATCTACTTTACCTATTCTAAAGGTTGCTTGTTTGCTTGATTTAACTGAATTACTTTTAGGATTTGCTCTGATTATAAGATCAGAATCTCTAATCCCAGCATCCCAATCGGTTAGACCGAATATACTAATGTCACCCTTTAGATAATTTACAGTTCCGATTCTATAGTTGATATATTTTCTTACATTATTTTCTAGTATGTAAAATCTTAAAAATCCGTTTCCGTCATCATCAATATATCCTATATTTTCATCAGCATCACCAAATCTAACGGAGTCGTTGATTAACTGAAACTTACCTTCGATGCTATTTTTTACAATATTATTAACGAAGGAGATATATAGATTTCTATTTAAAGCATCATCGTTAGGATAATCTTCAGCCTTAAAGGTTGATGACATTTGTACATTAAACTCTACAGATCTTATTGCTTTATTTTCTTCTACAAGTTGTGAAACAACAGTTGAATATGGAAAGACTTCTCTAAATCCACATGCAGGATCAAAGTCAGAAATCTTCGTTTGAACTATAGTGTTCAAACCAGATCCATCTATATTTACTACTCTATCGTATATAATCTCTCCACTAAGAATATCTAAGTCATAACAAGTTGGTTGCACAAACTCAGGAAGAATGCCAACAACAGTTTTCTCTTGTAGTTTAGCAGCAAACACTGAAAGTTCACTTTGTGTAAATGTGAGACCAGCAGCATCTTTTACACATGCAAGATACAAACGACCATATTGAGGAGGATTATTATCCTCACCACCCCATGCAGTGGCATCAAAGACTTCGGGGTTTTCTACCTTGAACACAATCTCAGCGTCCTCTGCTGTAACTGCTCTGTTTTGTGCTTGGAAGTATGATGGAGCATTTCTTCTAATGCTTTCACTGTCTTCTCTTTCTGCACCTCCGTATGAAGGACTTACTACTTCATTGACTGTAATGCTAGGTTGTCCATCTCCATTCAGTGGTGTGAAACTTCTTTCACCATTTGCATTATCAACTCCGTTGGGAGTTAAGTATGACACCACGACGTTAGAGTCTTCTGGAACTTTCACTCCATAGGTGCCATCACCAAAGGAAACTTCATATGCTCCAGAGTAAATAGGATCAACAAAGAAAACTTCAGAAGAGGCAGATAGAACTGAGAT